CGGTCGCACCAAAGCCCGCGATATAATCAATCTCAATCGCGTTTGAATTGCGCAAGGCAATCGGCCATGTGGCCCCGTTGCGCAAAACCATCCGGCCAGGCTTTTGATAAGTGTCAACGTTGAACGTATCCGCCACTACAACGGGTGCGGGCGTGTTGGCATCATCGTAAACGGTTACGGAGTCGATGGATGCCAGCGGATAGCGAGGCAAATAAACGTAATCCGGTGCGCCGTTGATGTCCGCAATCGCGCCTTGGCGCACGCCATCCCACCATTCTGCCCGCTGCGACGGCCATGCATCCAGCACCAGCCGCCACGTTTGGTTAATCATGGCAATGCCGGTCGTCTCCTCGATCATCTCACGCGCGGTTGCAATCAAATCATCGGCTTGGTCATATGGTAAGCCGTCAACCGTTTCGGCCAAATGCGCGCGCAATTCGTCTGCCGTTACCGGCTCAATCGCTGGCCGCGTTACAACCGAATGGCCGCGATATTGGGTGAATGTGACGCGCTGGCGTAGGCTCATTTGCGGCGTCCCTTTTTGGTTTCAAATTGCGGCTCAACCTTGGTTTCCTCAACCGGGTTAAACCCAACGCCATCGGCCAGCGCCATTGCAGCGGCTTTGCCCTCGATCACATCGCCCGCTTTGAAATGCAGCGTTGTGTGGCCGTCAGGTGCGCAAGACCAATTTTGATGCAATACGGTTTTCATGGTTATGCCTCCTGTGCTTAGTGACGGGCCACCGCAGCGGCCCGCTTCTAAATTCAGGTTGTGGCGATAGTTGCGCCAACGCGCGTCACTGGTGCGCGGTGAGGCTTGCCCATGTTGCCCTTTACATAGGCAATCGCGTTGGTGCCAGTTGTGCCGGTGAACACGCCGCGAACGTACCGCTTGTTCCCAAGATAGCCAATCGAACCGGCGATGATGTTGTCATTTGTATCAAGCAAGACCGAAGCCGTGCCAGAAAACTCACCAGCAGGAACGGCAATAAAGCTTGTTCCGACCAACGTATCAGAATGTTGCAGCACCAGCGTAAAACCGTCAACTGTGCCCGCATCGGTCACAGCGCCCGTTGCAAGATCAAAGACAGCAGTGCTAAAGCCGCGAACGTCAAAAGCTGCCGAAGCGTTTGGCGTTACGCCGGAAAGGGTTTGATCCGCGCCCCGGATTACTTGGGTATTTGAAAGACCATCACGCATTGATTTACTCCTTATGCGTTAGAAATTGCCGGGGGCAGGATCACCCCCGGCTGATTTTGTTATGCCCCGAAACGGACCAGCTTCAAAGCTTCAAAGTTTACGACATCGCCGCCTACACGCTTAGTGGTATAAAAGCCCACATATGGCTTGGCGGTGTAGGGGTCACGCAGTACCCGGATGCCAACCCGATCAACGATCTGGTAAGCTGCCCGCATATCGCCAACCGCAATCGAAAGCGAGGAAGCTGCCGGATCTGGCATATCCTCAAACGACGCCATCGGATAGCCCAAGATCGATGCGGGCTGACCAGCCGCGATGCCAGGTGCCCAGATGTACGAACCATCTGTGTCTTTCAGCTTGCGAACGACCTTCGTGGTGGCGCGGTTCATAAACCATGTGGCATTGGCGCGATACTGCGCTTTGAGGCCATACAGCGCATCAATCAACACGTCTCCGCCGTTTGGTGCAGCGGCAAACGCGCCGGATACGCCAGTTGGAACCTGCTCGATGGTGCCGGGCAATGTGGTGCCATCGGTGTAGGTCAGGAAACCACGCGGACGCGATACGCCGTCGCCCGATACAAAGGCAGTTGCCTCATCGCGGGCGAACTTCTCCGAAACCTTGCCAGCAAGCCAAGATTCAAGATTGATTGCAGCGTCATCCAAGACCTTTTGCGTGGCCTTTGGAAATGCGAACAATTCATGCACGGGAATGCGCCATGTTTTCAACTGTGGCGTGCTGGTTTCGGCGCGGGCTTGCGTTTCACCAACCCAACCGGACGAGGCTTCATCCAGATCAAACAGGCCTTCCAGCGCGTCGGTGCTGATCGTCTGCACGGATGCATATGCGCGCATTGGCGATGTTTCGAATACCTTAGAAACAACGCGGCCAGACATATCAGGATAAACCACGAAACCGCCGTCAGGATCGGACCCGACAGAAAGCGCCTTCATTTCATCCGCACCCATTACCTGCTCGCCCTTGCGCAGGTAGGACATGAATTGGTTTTTGTACCCGTCAAGCTCTTTTGCGCCGAAGTTGGACGCACGCGAACCGGATTTGCGGGCGATCATATCGGCCCAGGCCAACGCCTTTTGGTCCAGATCGACTTCATTGCCCTTTTCATCGGTGACAATGCGCGATTGACGCTTAGTTGCCAAAACGGCGGCGTCCGCTGTCTTTTGCGCGGCGTCAAGCGACTTTTCGATAGCCGCCAGCTTGGACTCGGTCACGGGATCAGCCGCGCCTTTGGTTTCGATTTCCTTCAGTCGCGCGTCGTTTGCGGCCTTGAATTCGGTGAATGCGGTGTTGATGGTATCAACCGCTTGCTTGATTTCGTCAGACATGGAATGCCTCCTTCAATTTGTTCAGTGATTGCAATAGGGCTTTGGCCCGTTCATCGCCTTCATCAGCACCCACGTCGCGTGTCACCTTTAGGCCTTTGAAGCCGTCGGCAAGTAATGCCTTGGCCTCCTTCTGCGAAAGCCCGCATACGTCGCGTAGCGCGGCTTCCAATTTCCGAATGTCAAACGCGCCGTCATCTGACTTCACGCCTGTAACCTTTGCAGCTTCATTCATCGGGAACGTCACAAGGCTGATTTCGTACAATTCAACCTCAAGCAACTTCCGAATGCGCCCGCCGCCTTCCTGCACCGCTTCAACCGTGCGATAGCCGATTGAAATACCATCAATGGCACCGGCCCGAAGCATTACCATAGCCTCCTCGGCCAGCTTAATGCCCTTCAGCAAACGCCCCTTGAAAAACAAGCCGCGCTCGTCCTCACTCAAGACGTCCAGCACGCCGATCACCTTGCTTGTATCATGTTGCCAAAGCAACTTGACCTTGCGCCCTGACCCTAGCGACTTGGTAAAAGCCCCACGTTCGACCACGTCAAGCCCTTGGTCAACAATGCCAAAAACCGACGCATAGCCCTCGAACTCGCCATCCGCGTCCGGTTCTTTTTTCAACTCGAAAGCGGCCTGCTTGTGTTCGATCATGCGTCTGCCCCGTTTATGTTTGTTACGTTATAACATAACGCGCGGCGCTGCGCTAGCCTTTCACAACCCAACCCATTGCGCAGCGGCAATTGATAACCTGTTCGGCGATGCCTGACGGGTCGCCAGGATACATCAGCGCATCGCCGCCGATGTCAAACGGCACGTCCTTGGCAACAATCTGCCCATTGGCCAAGGCATGATCCTCGCGTGTTCGCTCATCCTCGGCGCTGATCCATTCTTTATCAAGCAATAGGCCCGTTTCATCAGCGGCAGCAAACGCGCCTGCATTAGCGGCCCCGTGCGTTTCCGTGCGGGCAATCATCGCCGCGCGGGCGGTTGTCATGATCGGGATAGCCTCGCGCACCAGCTTTGCAACGCCGAATTGCCCAAGCCCTTCCTGATACCCGCGATCCACCGCATTGACGATCTGTTGTCGCGTGGTATTGGCGACGTAGGTAATGCGCGCGCGTATCATCTCGCTTGCGATGTAGCCCAAGGCGATCCGCGCCATGGTCGCGGCGAAGTCTTTTGTTTCCAGCGCCTGCCCGCCATCCTTGCCCATCTGCACCACGCGCCCGCCAAATACGGCCATGGTCGCAATTGCCATTGATTGATAAAGCATGGTCAGCCGGTCGATATGGTCACGCGCTAATGGCACCTCGCCCGTATGCTCGTAAACGGTAATCATATCTTGCATGGCCCGCGCCAATTCACCGCGCACCCGCTTTGCAAAGCCAATCTCCAGCCGATCAAGCAAGATCACCTGCCGCCGTTGTTCCCGGCGCGGGTTTGCGTCAATTAGTCTGGTTGCCATAGACCCACGCTTTCACATCATCCGGCGTCAATTCGGGCGGCACATCAGGCACCACTGGCGGCACTGGCTCTGGCGCTGGTAGCGGCTCAGTCGCCATTGACAGGCTGATCTGCGATGAATTGACCAGCAGCGCATCGCCTCCGGCGATAGGCTTGTACCCCTTCAATTCGCGGCGCTCGTTAATGGTCAAATCCGTAGCCCGATCTGCCATATCCCAAAGCGTTTGGCGCTTTTCAACAATGGCCGGGATCTGATCCATGTCAGGCTTAATCATCAATTCGCCGCCGGTCAGCCATTCCGACCAATCCTGCGCGATCCAATCCACCATCGGCGTTACGGTATCTTCCCAGAACGCAAGCCGCGCCTCTTGATAGTTTGAATATGTGTTATCGCCCGGAATGCCAAGCAATTGCGGCGGCACGCCAAATCCCAGCGCAATATCACGCGCCGCTGCGTTCTTGGCATCGATGATGCCCATATCCGTCGGGCTAAGGCCCATTGGCTTCCAATCAAGCCCGCCCTCTAGCATCATCGGTCGGCCAGCGTTGCGCGATCCAGAATACTGTTCGTCAATCTGCGCTTTCAGGCGATTGAATGCCTCGTCCGATAGCGTCTCACCATTGCCCATTACCATTGCACCGGACGGCCTGGCGCTGTTTTGCAATAAAGCCTGCATCCATTGCATGGCCTCGTTGTGCTGATCGATAGAATAGGCCGACGCTTCCACGGGGGAAAGCCCATACCAATCATCAAGTGGGTTAAACATGCGAATATGGCGCACGTCGCAATCTTGCGTTGCCTGATCCATTTCCCATTCGGCTTTGCGCCCGCCGACTTCATAGGTATAGCCCAGCGGGAAGCCGTTTGACCCTTGCAAGACTTTCATGCGATCCGGGCGAAGCTGATACAATTCGCGGACGGATTGCCCGACTTTAACGCGCTCCTCGTACCCATTGCCGGATAGCAGCAGATAGCCAATCTTGGCTTGAATGTATTGCGCACCCGATTGTTGCGGGTTTGGCCTTTCAAGCAGGTTCAAGACCTCATGCGTTGAGATTTCCGTTTCACCGCGCCAAAGGGTCCACTTGACGGACGCCACGGCGTCGGCAATGCGGTTTACCGCCTGATACGCCACCACGTTGCGCCGATACGCCTCATCTGCAAACGCTTTGTAATCGCGCCCAGACCATACGGCTTGCCCCGGTGCCATGACCATCAGCGCCCCAGTTGCGCTTGCTTTTTCTTCTCGGCGTCCAAAGATATTTGGAAATTTCATGCAATGGCCCTTATCCGGTTTCGTGTATGTTACATTATAACGTTGTGAAACGCTATAGGGCGCGAATGCGTGGTGCAGCTTTGGTGCGTATCATTGGCGCGACAGCATAGCGCACGGCGTCCCAGCCGTGGTTATGGGCGTCAACTATGGCCGTCGTGATGTCTCCTGTATTGCGGTCGATCTTGTAGCTGTAGAGCCGCGATTCGCGATGCATGTTAGTGCAGTCTGGATGAATGACAATCCGGCGGAACGACCGCAGATAGGCTATCCCGTCTTCAACGCTGCCCGGCCACTTATCGACCGATTGAGCGCGTGGCAGGCCATGGCGCTTTAAGTGCGATATGCTTTCAGGCCGTGAATTATCCCACCGGCTAACGGCGGACGCAAACGCGGGGATTGCGCCGATCACGAATGCCGATGTGTCGTCCAGTTCCAAGCCCGTCTTGAACGCCTCGCGCCTGATATACAGATCATCACCAGCCAGCCATATTTCAACGGCGGCGGTCGGATCTTGCGAGAAGCCAAAGTCGCCCCCGAAGTACGGCCCATGCCAATCGCCTGTTGGCTCGAATGCCTCCAACTTGATCTTGCCCGCGAATACCTGCGCATCGCTGTTTTCAAGATATGCGCCTTCCCAAACGTGGGCATATGTTGCGGGGTCAAGGCGCGTTTGCTCACGTTGCCTTAGCTGATCGAGGCCATGCGGAAAGAATGGATTATCCGACCAATTGACTTCTGTCACGATTGCATTGGACGGCGGCGCTTTGCGAAAGCGTTTATCAACCGGCGATCCATCAAGTCGCGGGTTCCAGATTGCCCACAACTCCGACTTTGGTTGCCGGAATACGGTCGCCTCCAGCGCAAGCCATGATTGTTCTGGCACGTCCTCGGCTTCTTCTACGATGGTCAAATCTATCTTGGCCAGTGACTTGATGCTGCCAACGCTATGGCGCAATCCGCGAAAGACAAACTCGGTTCCATTCTTTCCGCGCAAATAATCCACGCCAACGTCATAATGCGCCTCAAGCCAAGGCTCGGACGCAATCGCGGCTTTTAATTCCGCGTGAAAGCTTTCCTTGATGCTTGCCTGAAATTCGCGCGTGCATAGAACGCGGATGGGATCAACGTATCCCCATATCGCCGCCATCTTTGCAGCGCCGTATGATTTGCCAGATCCGCGCCCGCCGTGCAGCAATCGATACTGCACTGATCCGCGTGGCGGTGCGAATGCGTCTCGCAGCTTGCGCGGTAGCTTAACCGTTGCCTTCGTCATCGTCTGCCGCGCTTAGGATGATTGTTGTTGGCATATCCTTGCCGTTTGTCGTATGGTCGACTGCCTGCACAGGAGCGCCCAATCCGCGGTCCTCGCTGTCTTTTAGCAGCTTGAGCATTGCGGCATCCACGAATTGATCCAGCAC